CACGGAAATAATACGACTGCGAACGTCCAAGTTTCGAATTAAACGCAATAGCACCGCCTTGCGCACCAAGAGGATAAGAACCATCAAAATTCGCCTCACCAGACTGATTAAGAACAACTTGCACATTCACAGTCTGAGAAGCCGAATACAGAAGCTTAGGACGATCGACATGCTCAATCTTCGAGGCAAAGAACGTTTCAAGCCAATCACTAAAACGAGAGCCACCAGCACCTAGAAGGTCCTTATACTCCTGCAAACGAGCAGCGACAGCAAGTTGCGGAATGGTATTAACACCACCCATACCAACAGCACTACTCGAAGAACCAGGAGGCAAGAGCCGGCTGAACCGGTCAGGAGACGACGGAACAACAGCCATAGGATGACCATACGAGAACATACGAACAGCAGCCGGGGCGCCAGATCCGGAAGCAGTTACAGACACCGTTTGCGAACCAAACTGATCGCTGGGGAAAGAACCACCAATAGAACCAGCATAAATAGACAAAACGGGGTATCCATCACCCTGGGCACCCAACGAAGAAGACTGACCAGTTACACCAAGATCGGACGCAACAATCTGAGCGAAAAGATTACTCCGATTATACGTACCATTCTCACTCTTAACAGCATTCGGATAGAACTGACTTTCAAAATACGCATCAAGGAATTCCAAATTTCCATAACGCTGCGTAAAATAGGCAAGATCAACGTTATCGGTGATACATTCCGTAGAATAGGAATCCGTCATAGAATGAAAAAACTGATAGAAACCACCAGGCCAAGCAAAAGAAAACGTTTTCCACTGAGAATAAGAATAATAGTTGCGAACTATATCCCAATATGCAAGATACGTATCAGCATTCCACCACGTTTGCACGTCAGAAGTCAACGCAGAATTAGGCAAAGAAGTAGCTATGTATCCAGAAGAAATGACCGGAGCAGCATGTCCAGCAAGACGAAGCCAAGCCATCAACGAATTCGGAGCAGGCGCACGCAAATCGCCCAACGGTACATTCGTATTACCAGAAGCTTGACCAAATGGAAGCCAATTAAGCGAAAGATCATTCATATCAAACGCACTAGAATTAGTACGCATCTCAGGATGATACAACTGCAAAGGCACCCAAAAACGATGCAGACGCACCGTATACGGGTTGAACGAAGGTACAGCGAGAGGATTCGAACGGACATCAATGCCCTGATCAATTATCACACGGTCACGAGCATTGATAAAGTCCACACGCACAGGATACAGAATACCGGGAGTGCAGGAAAAAGCCACACTCTCCGGCAAGTCATATCGCGAATAACCATTCACGACATGCGAAATATAAGGCTGCTTAGCCATCACAACTATATTTAAGGGTTAAACATGAGAACAAATCATCATACTCCTTCTCAAAGTACAAGCCTGACATGTAATCTCCAAGATCGTCATCCGAGCCGACTATTCTACGCCGAATAGACGAAAAAACTCGGCTTGCAACATCCGGACTCAGAAGACAACTAGGAAGATCACCAGTGCAATGAGAAGGAGCGGGGGTACGCAAATAAGGAACCAACCGAGGGGAGAGATACGAATATCGACGCCAACGGGCCAAGGTTGAAGCACCAAATTGTAACTCAGCAAGTTTATCAACGATGCGACAAGCCAGGGAAGAAACGCAAACATGTGAATAATACCAAGAAGAACGAAGCTCCCGGGCTTGCTTATCTTCTTCGGCCATATACTTATCATAGTATCGAGGAATGCGATAGTTAAACCGAGTACCGCGCGCAAAATCCAGATAAGACCAGGTCGAAACACGAAGTGAAGGGCGAGGCATGCGACCAAGATAATCGCCAACATGAGCAGAAACGAACTTACGTCGGTAAATCCGGGGGTTATACCAGTCACGCTGCTGCAAGTACTCGGGGACCATAGCGCCGACATCTTTAAGAATATACTTGACGCAATACCGGGCTCGGTTATGGGAAGCTTTACTAATCCAGACATATCCGAGGTCACCAATGACACGTCGAAGCTCCGCATAGGAACAGGAGAGACCGAACAAGAACCCATGAAAGTGGAGGCGGGGCACATCTCCTGTAACGGGATGGGTACCGAACTCCTGAAAGAAGGCATGCTTGATGCTTTTACCGAAAGCACGCCGAACACGCTCATTCCAAGCGCGAATAAAAGCCGAAGGGAATTGAACTGCAACCGCATAAAGCTTTGGAGAAATAGTTATTGTCACAAATACTGCCTGACGACGCTCATCTCGACAACGTGCAAGCTCACGTTCAAGACGGACGTACCACGCATTACGCTCGGCACGAAGACACTCTTCACACTTGCCGCAAGGAACAAGCAAGCGTTGACGGGCAAGGTCGCCAGGATGCTCAGCGAGCTGAACCGCGATCTCCTCAAAGGTGATGTCTCGTTTATAATAACGACGGTTGCGAATCCAAAGAGGCGACGTACACATATAAAAGTATTAAAAGTAAAAGGTAAGTAAGAATAAAAGTGTACGGCCGTAAATGGATTCACAACCGTCGCTACCACAAACGAGCCATCGAATATATGCATCTCGCGGTAAGCGCTCGATGCGTTCAAAAGAGCTCGTACAACTCGCGGGAGATCTAATCCGACTCGCACTTTCGGCGGTAAGCGCCGAGTGCTTGTCGGATATTTATTTCTTCCTTGCTCTGCCTCTGAGCAGTTACACAGCTCTTTGTCGTCTTATGCAAAGGTCGATAGAGCGCATCCACATACAAGGATATACAAGCGCTCCTTCGGAGCGTCCTTGTATGTGTCTGCTTGCTCTATCTGTTTTTGCATTGCGACGCCGACGAGCAGTTTAACTGCCACGAGGGCAGAGCTCTACTACTTCGTAGTCGTCATAATACAAGTCCGAGGAGCGGACGAGTAACAACGCGCGGACCATTCTTGCGCTTCGACGACTTACGACGACGATAGGTCGAATCATCAGCCTTCATTTTCCTTTTTATTAAAAGTTAACACCAGCATTCCCGGATACAGTTGGACCGTAACACAGGAGTCAGAAAAATAACGCACAAACTCATCAAAATGCTCCTGCGAAAAATATCCAAAGCGACCAAATTCCTTTTCAGTGTCACTAAGACTTTCCACAAAGGCTGCTACAAACGTAGCAGGGACGGCGAGACTTTCCAAGAAATCCCAGAAACTCAATTCAGATTCTTCATCAAAACTGCCGGCAGGAAGAAGATGGCCATAATGGAAACGATAATAACCACGGCACTCCGCAGAGGGGCGAAAGATAACCTGAGCGACCTTACTCATACTCGTTTTTTCTTCTGTCTTCATAACTATACGTTTTTTAAAAGGTTTTCAGTACAAAGGAAACATATAGACTCATTCAACGCAAGTACAAAACCGCGCAAATATTGTTCATTATTCACGCAGATAGCGACGACGAACACGCGTACCACCGACATAATCACCACGACGGTCATACGACTCCTGATACGTATCATAATCACGAGGCTCAACAGGAGACGCCGAAGTGAGACCCTTTGTAGCAACAGCACCAGCAGCACCAGCACCAACACCAACAAGCGTACGAAGGATACCATAGCCAAGCGCATTCTTTTCACTACGAAGACGCCAACGATTAAGGCCACGCGACAGATCAGCCTCAGAGAGATCAAGGCTAAGGAGTGTAGAAAAGATCTCCTTACCAGTAAGTTCCTGAACGCCAATCTGTTTACCTTTATCATCGTAGCGGGGAACCTCAACCTTCGTTTCCCAGTTAACGCTAAACCAATTCTGCATATCTTTAAGACGGAGCGACGCAACATCGCTCTCGATACCAATATTCTCCGCACGAGCTGCCGTCTCAAAGAAACGCATCCAAGTCAAGGCAATACCAGCCTCATACTCACGATTCAAATACTCAACATTATACTCACGAAGGCCAAAATATTCCTCCTTCAACCGTGCAACACGAGCCATATACTCGTCCAGGCGATACGACTCCGTAGACTTCATAAAGTCACGATTCAGCTCCATAATATCAGCCTGTGCAGCATTCAAACGTGCAAGATCCTTAGCAGACGAGGCATGCGACTCAGAAAGCGACAAATTAAAGGCATCCATAGAAGCACGCCAGTCGCGAGAATGAGACTCACCAGCCAAACGTTCAGCCTCAGCATTATCACGATTCGCAGCAGCACGATTACGCTCAACACCAGAGCGAGCCAGCATCATCTCACCAGAGGCAGCACTAGCTGCCGTGATACCGGAACCAAGAGCTCCTAAGGAATTTTGAACATCCATACCAGCAGCACCTATACCTTGACCAGAAGAACCGGGGCCAGAAGCAGAATTACCGGAGACAGCGACACCAGACTGTCCAAGAACACCAGCAGGTGTAACACCAACAGAACGCCAACGGGAAAGCAACGCCGAGGGTTCATTATACGCATTCAAATAATCGGTTTGCTGCTTCCAATAGTCATATTGCTTCTGCATCTGAGCAAGGGCATACTCCTGTTGCAAGGCCATTTCCTTCTGGCGATATTTCCACTGCTTCCTAGTACGTACAGCAGAACCAAGCGCAGAAACTCCTCCTCCTGCTATCGACGTTCCGGCACCAATGAGGGCACCTGTAATAATAGGATCCATAACTACGGGGTAGTAAAGGAACGAGAACGAATAATATAATTCACACGGACAGTGTCAATGTGAACACCTTCACGCTGCACCTTAGCCTGGGCAGAACAACCAACAGTAAAGAACGCGGCAAGGGCTGCGACAATCGCCGCAATCAACGTCCAAAACTTTTTTGACGTGATCAAATCTACAAATCTAGACATAAAGAGAACGATAGAGAAAAGCGCGGACACTACCGCAGTAGTTGCATCACATATAGCTATGGACAAAGGTTTTACGCAGTTCACTGCATCTCTCTGCGACAATGCCCGCGCACATAACATATATTGTCGAGTAAAGGGGGCTATTTTTTCTCTTCACTATTCAAATCAGCAGCCTCAGAAGCCTTAGCAGAACGAGACGACAGTTCACTCTCAATCAACTCCTGACCAACTTCAACACCATCAAACTTATCCATACGAGAAAACGAGTTCGGGTCAAAATCAATATCAGGATCAAACTTATCACCTTTCGACCAGTCACTCTGACCAGCCTGAACATCAGGACGGCCAGGCAATACCTCAACATTACCAGAACCATCCAAAACCGAACGGATACGCTGACCTCGCGAGACATACTCGGGAAGGTCCTCAACAAGATACTCAATCATCGCTTAACAATTCATATACAATCCAACAAATAACAAAACCGAAAATAGTACACTCCATAGCTAACGGTTCGCAAGACGGGTCGCAAACGTCTTATTAACAAGATTCTTCTTTCTCACACTGTACGACAGGTTCACGAAGAAATTATCCTCAACAGTCGAAGCAAACGGACTATTCACCGTAACCATATCGACAAACAACACCGAATAAGCCGCAGAAGTATAAGCATAATCCAGCTTTCGCTGCTGAACCCAATACGAATACAGAGGTGAATTACCTCCTCGCGTAAACTCACCACTCACAAAATGCCCTAGCACCGTATCATACGAAGCTCGAAACTCATTAAAACAAGGCTCCTGAGCAAACACACCGGCAGAAGAAGCAGACGTACCAAGACGAGACGACGCAACATCCTGGTAGCCAATATCATTATATACCGGATTGAAATAATCAGCACCCTGATACTTCATATAATCAGGAACGACACCACTCCAATAATACACAGGACGAATACTAAACATATCAATCATATAGCCAGGCTCACGGAAATAATACGACTGCGAACGTCCAAGTTTCGAATTAAACGCAATAGCACCGCCTTGCGCACCAAGAGGATAAGAACCATCAAAATTCGCCTCAC